GATGCGAGTTCAACATCCCCGGCTACATAAGCAGGGAAACTGAGTATTACTTGAAAGAGGTTAGGACGTGCCCCACCACCTTTAAGTTTTGATTTAAAATCATTTACGCCTAAAATTGCCATTTTTTATGTACCCCTATTATACTGCGCCGACGACTTCTTCAAAAGAAACGCCAGATCGTACAGCTACAAAATTAAGAGTAATGAAGTTGATTGATCTTGCGGGCTTAATGAAGATATTTGCTATAAATTGATTAGTATCAATTATTTCTGCGGTGTTATTAGTTTCATCGCATACTAGTTTAAAGTCAGTAATACCTCTTCTGCCCTGAACATTTCTAAGGACTGGTTCTACAATATTCACGAACTCAGCTCTTGTAAATTCATCATTGAATTCAAAGAGAATATTTTGAGCAGCTGAAGATATTGCTTTTTCAAGAGTAAGAAACAATCTACGAACATTGATTCTATCAAATGCTGAAGGTCTTGATAAGTGAGTTTTATCACCAAATAGTGTAACTCCCTGACCCGGTAGATTAGCAATTGGATTATATCCTGCCTTATATAGTTCGTCTCTGTCTGACTTATCTGGGTTAAATGATAGAGATGTTACACCAAAGTAACGGCCTCTTCTTGTACCAGCTGGTGAAAACCAAGGTGCTTGATTATTATCTGAGGCTGCCATAATGCCGGCTGTAGATGCCGCAGCTGGAATAAACACATAGTTATCGTTAAATTTATCATACACTTTGAGATAGTTAGCATCTGCAAATAGATATGAACTACGTGTAAATGTATTACTTGTTTGAGCTGCAATAATAGATGCCCGTGGTGTGGCATTGCCGACTACTGCCGCTCTATTTGGTGAGGCAACAACCACACAATCTTTTCTAGTATTTTCAGCAATGATTACCATATTATTAACTACAGTTTGCTGATCACTAGCAGATCCCATACCCGGAGCAATTAAGAAATCAACCGCAGTTCCATTTGGATCATTTACAGTAGCAAAACCTGTTGCATATTCTGTAGCTGTAAGACTACCAGAATTAGAACCATTTACAAGACTAACAGTGTGAGTTAAGACACCAGATCCGGCATAGTTTTTACCGTTTGCTGTTGCGGTACCTGCATTAGATCCAAATGCCGCTGGCATTGCTGCTATCCAAATATAATTTGAACTTCTAGCAACTACATCAGGAGCATAGTTTCCTGTGCCTTGTGTTGTCTTTGCATTTGAAGCAAGTGACAAATATGAGAAAGTTTCAAGAACTCTGTTAGGAACTCCACTAAACTCTCCATCTTCATCAATAACCGCTACGTGAACTTCATCATTTGAAGCACCACGATCTGAAGCAAAGCTTGATGTACCAGGCGCACCATCAAATAATGAAGCATAAGCCCAGTTAGTAAAGTCTGAATCATTAGCGCCACACATAGAAACTTTCAATGTGTTTCCTAGTTCACCTGGCCACTTAGCAATAGTAATATGATTATTAGTTGCATGAGCTGTTTTATCTGCATCCCATCCATCAGCATTTTGTACTACTGGTAAAGTTTCTGGTGTATTTGTGGCATCATATGCGTTAACAGCAACTGTTTCTCTTCCACCACCAGTAATAGTAAATACTGGATCTGTGTCATATCTATACCCTGAACCTGATACAACAATTGCATCAATTTCATCATTTGCGGCATCATATGTAACGGTTAATGTTGGTGTCGCGCCTGAATCAGGTGTTGAAATTGTAACTGTTGGTTCTGAAGTATAACCACCATTTGGTGCTACTGCAACCGAAGTGATAATACCTGAACCATTTTTGGTTGCGGTAAGTACTGCTGGGATTTGTGCACCACCAGTAGCTGTTGAAGTTGTAATTGCTCTAACGATATAAAGATCGTCTGAATATTGTAAGTAACTTGAAGCACTTAGGAAATCTATTGCTCTATCTGCATCAGGATTTCCAAATTTGTTTGCAAGAGTTGCTTCGTTGTTAACGAGTACCGGCTCATTTACAGGACCCCAGCGAAAGTCACCTACAAATGCACCTGTCGATGTTGGTACATTCGGGACTCCGTTAGTAAGGTCTACTTCACGAGTAATAATTGCCGGAGACTCTGATGCTGTATATAAAGCCATGTCTCTTTCCTTTTTTCCATTTTGGTAAATTATAAGCTATTTCATAATACGGTTATGTTCAATTAATAGTATTTATATAAAAAAGAGTTTAGAAGTTTTCGTGACTATATTCTACAGCCCATCCATCACGATCTGGATCATATTGTGGTTGCTGATCTAATCCATCATCTATAAACCCAAATGGAAGCACATCATTTTCAATCTCTTGCATTCTTTCTTCAAACATAAGTTGTTTAATATTAATATCAGTTATTTCATTAAAGAATATAGTTCCACTAAAATAACTAAACATAATAAAATTCATTACTAAATCGTCATGATTCCCCTGAGATGCTTCATACGACTGACCTTTTGCTACAAAAGTTGATATTTCAAGTATTGTATCTTCATCTACAATTTCTATTTTTTGATTTTCTAATAAATCTTTAAAAGAAGAACAACCAATACGTTTAACTTTTCTGGTCATAAGTAAACCAAGAGAATTTGCTTTTACTGTTGATTCGACAAACATATTTTCATATTCTAGTTCATGATATAATCCATTACAAACTACTTGACCAGAATCATTTGACTCAATTACTACCATTGCCTGATTGTAGCTTTCCGCAAATTTATAAATAATATTTGGGTAGAGTAATGGAGAGATAGTATTGTTGCGATAGACGGCAACCTGTTTAAACGGATTAGCAGTCACATCGAGTAAATTAAAAGTCGAATAATCTTGACCTCTACCCTTCGCAACATCCACGGTCATAATATACTGATGTCCCTTTATAGGCTTTTCATATATTTTAACACCTTCTTTAGTAGTCTGAATAGGATCTCTACGTCTTAAAGACAATAAAGTTTCTGCACCAATAAGAGTATCTCCCGTACCAAAGAACGTATTACCAAATTCTTGGTCAAACTGTAATTGAGAAGTATTTGCGATAGTTTGTTTTGCCCATTCTTTATCTCTCCCTGGAACATCCCACCAATCTACTCTAAATGACTTATATTCATTTACTCCTTGAGTAGCACCTTCCCATATTTTATGAAATACATTACCAATACCATTAGCTGTGGAGGTAATAATAACCTTAGTATCTTTACCAGAAGATACAACCGGATATGTAGACGTATAAAATTCATTTGCTCTTTCCACAAAAGCAAACTCGTCAAGATATAATAAGTTAACAGACATACCACGAATAGAAGAACCAGATGTTGCGGCTGCAACTATTCTTGAATTATTACTAAACTCTATAGAACCTTTATTTAGTGCTTTACATCCTGGCTGTAAAAAGAACGGTAAATTTTCAAGCATGAGAGTAATTCTACCGAGCATTTCTCTAGCTGTAGCACCCTTGTTTGCCATCACGGCAATAGTTTTTTCTGGATGAAATAGAGCAAACCAAAGTAAGTAAGCAACAGATGAAATAGATTTACCAGATTGTCTACAAGCTAAAACAATAGAAAATCTATGATCATTAAAATGCTTAAACATTTTTTCTTGATATGGATATAATGTAAAAGGGACCAAACCTTCATCAAGAGATATAATTTTACAGTATCTTTTTGCAAAATAACCAGAATCTTGAGAGCATTTCATATACTCGGCTATTTCTTGTTGTGCCCATTGTTGTACAACACCATCACGTTTTACGTTTGGGTTACCTAAGTATGATTCATTTTGGTTCATCATTTAATCTATCAGTAATATCAATTACATTATCTTGTTCTTTATTCATATCTTGAAGCATACGTTGTAGTTCTACTGTAGAACCAACGAAAAGATTATTATTAGTTGTGCCATCAACAGGTTTGGCTATATCTTTTTTATTATAATCTTTTTTCTTTTTATGAAGATCCATAAGACGATCATTTACATCTGATATATTTTTTATCATACCAGAAACTACCTCAAATGCTCTTGGGTGTTCAAGCTGCTTAGCAACCTCCATCATCTCCTCAAGAGCACCCTGACCTTTTTCAATTAAATCGTAGTATGTTCTTCTTGAATATTCAAAATCATCATCTACATTTTCGTGTTTTTCATCACTCATAAATTTACTCCGATTTAACCTGAATCAAAATCTTCTAATAT